TGATATTGTGATAAACCTTTAGTTGTCCCATTTACCACAGGCAAAAGTCCTCCCACAACTGATATTATCTCCGGATTTTGTATAGCTTCTTTTAAAGTTTTTTTCTGTATCATAATTGTTTTAAATAAATCGTTAATTCGAAATCTGCGCATCGTCTAAATATCCCTCACTGTCGGAATCACCAGGATAGATATTCCAATACGTTTTACCACTCTCACCAAATCCAATAACTGTAAATTTGGTTCCCTGAATATTATATAAGCTTATCACTTTACCCATTTTCTCAAGACGGTTCCCTTTAACACAAAAGTATACTGTGCTATCCTCGCCGATAAAATCATAAGGATGTGGAGAACGTGTCATCGATGGTATTATCATTTCAAATGAGCGAACTACTCCATTGTCCAGCTTCGGGAATTTCCTGTCAAAAACATTACGGTTAGTAATCAGGTAATTATTATACACAGTACCCTCTGGAGCATCAGACAATTGTAATTTCATGCTTTTGCAGGAAAGGTCTCCAGCGAAGTGTCCTGACAGAGCTTCAATATGCCCTTTTAGCCAATCGATAAATATGTTAGGACGGAAGGCATTCAGGTTGTTCGGATTGAAATACTGGTAAGCATTGCTTTGTGCTCCATTTCGGATACCATATTGACTAAACATATAGTCACCGAGGAATATAGCTGAACCAAGTTTTGCATAGTCCGAAAAGAGCATCTCCACTATTAATGCCTTATATTTATCCATCAGTATCCATGTAGCTGATGAGCCATATTGGGCATAATCTTCTTTCGGGGTTCTGCCGATACTGCTCCCCAGCCAAGTTCCTTGCTTATACATGGCATAATACTGCCCATCCTGCTCAACAAATGGGCCAGCAGCTTCCGTACACACATAGCTCGTGTTTGGGTCGTAGCGTCCTGCCGGATACGTAATAAAACGTATCTTACGAACATACTTAACTTCAGTTGTTTTTCTTGCTATAGTCATACCTACTCCTCCGACGTGATTGTTACAGCCACATTACCGGATGCCTGTTCGCACATAGCTTCAGTTACGGTTCCGGTTGCAGATGGCGTAGTAGCTGTACTGGGGTTAAGAATATTACCTGCACTGTCCGTGAATACGAAGTAGAACTTCATTTCCTTGTACTTGGTTGTACTTCCACGTTTGACGAGCATTGGCGTATAGACTACCGTATCACCGCTTCCCTGCTCAATTGTTTCGCTTTCTGGATTGGGGTTCGTTATGATGTCGAACGGGTCAGAAGCATCTACAACCGTTTGCACATCCATTCCGATAAGATTTCCGTTCTGGTACACTTCGACCTTAAATTGTCCGGTGGTATCTACCATATCATTGGTAACGGTCAAAATTTGTTTTGTCTGCCCGTCCAACACGGACCAGGAACCTGACTTTAGCGTGTACCACTTGTATGTCTGACCAGCATTGAGTTCATCGCTACCTATCCACGCTACAGCCTTGAGGATACAGGAGTCTCCCTTATCAGTCAGTGTGAAGAACTTGTTGTCACCGGCCATGATAGTAACGCGCTTACTGTTACCCACACCTACAGTAACAGGTATGCTGTACACGCACTGTATCTTGTCGCTGGTATTACCGACTGCAATAGTCGCTTCTGCTTTAATGTTACATGCAGCACCTGCAGATGCCTTCACCAGGTTCTTCTTTATCTTCAGTGCAAAATAATTTTGTGTTCCGGAAGAATACGGTACGTTCTCAAAATGTCCTGTTTCTCCACCAAAAGTATTCGTAGAAAGTTTGTTGCTTCCAAACGTAAGCTCCGTGTCGTTGAAAAACCATTTAACTGACGAAGGAACCACAATTCCGGAAGCGGATAAAGAAGAGGTGATGATGTAACTCAACATCGGAGTCAACGTAGTGAAATCCGGAGTGATATTTGTCGGATTATCTGCCGTACCCTGGTACTCCTGATATAAGTCTCCCATGTTCGACTGCAGGAAAGGCATATATACACTACCCTTACGAAGAAACACTACCTGTCTTGATACACTTGCTTCACTCATACCGCACCTCCTTCCTCTACTTCAGTAGATACGGTATTATCTGACATCTCCGGTAAGACGGTAGGTGTATCATCCTTGTATTCGTCAGGTGTATATACTCTTTCAGGATTCTCCATGCCGTCAGTTTCCAAACGGGCAAACAGAGGAGTCAATGCTACACCACCAACACGAGCTACCCTGTCAGATATCGTATCACCTTCGATGCAATCCAAATCAGACTGCCACAGCAGCACGTTACCATCTGCTGTTTTATTTCGAATAGCCGTAAGGCCCAGTTTATCCGAAACTTCTTTAGTCACTTTAATGTAAAAAGCCATAGTCGTATGTATTAGTTATTAATTCTGTCAAATAAAACATTACCATCAGCATCCTGCAGTACGGTGCCATCCGTATCATCTATCAGTATTGCCTGTGGACCTCTATCCTGTACCTCCAGTTCCAGCATCATTCCAGGAATGAATGTGATTGTCGGCTTTACCCCGATAGCCTGTCTGCTGTAACTCTGCGAATAAGGCGATTTTACGTTCCACACAAACCGGAGCCATTCATCCGCATTAGGGATAATGCCCATGCCGTCCATCACAAACGCTTCCGGAGTAAATTTGGTGGTACCGCCTGGAAACTGCGAAGGAACTCCTTTCCAGTCTGCTTCCACATCAGGAATACGTCGTCGGATGGTGGTACTGACTACAGGTGCATTGTCCGATGGTGATCCAGGAAGATTACCGTCTGCTGCATAGGCCAGCTTGCAGACATAGGTCTGTTCCTCTCCAATATAATCCTGATTAATGGTCAGCGTATTGTGGTCTATACTATCTACCTCCCAGTCATTATCTCCGTTCCCATCTGTAATGACTTCCAATGCTCCGGTGTCCAGTTTTCGATACCAGAAAAATTTACACTTCTGCTTATCCGATGCGATATCGCTTCCTCCTACAAAGACAGATGCCTTGATTGTACGTGTCAGTGGATTGCGAAGCGGATTCCATATTACGCTGGAAGGGCTGTCCAGTTTCATGACTGGACTTGGAAGTGTAGCATCTGATACAGGTATTACCGTACTCATTCTGAAGGGAAATACCTGATTTGTCCGCGTGTCTACGTATTCAGCGTAAAACTCAAGAGCCAGTGGTGTTGTAACGCTAGAGTTACGTTTAATTTTAATCTGCCCCTTGGTATCACCCTCGTTGGTTATCTCGTAATTCGCATTACCTGAATCAATCAGCGTGCGCTTCGTGCCCAGTATCTCATACCACTTCATATTGGTAAGAGAAGCGTTTACCACTCCAGACTTTGTGTACTGGTCCGGATCAGTCGCATTGCAACGTGGATACAGCACAAGTGGAGTCAGCGTGTAGTCCGGGATATATTCCCTGGTGTCGGCGGAGTATATCTGTCGGTCAGGTACACTTCCCACGGTTTCTATATCCCCACTGCATTGCAATGGGGTATAATTCACATCCAGTCTTTTTTTTCTTGTAGTTATCATATCTTTAAAATGTTATTTCATTCTCTGCAACTTCGAATGTCTGACCGTCACGTAATAAGGCGCGAGCCTTGAACGTGCAAACATTCTTCGTTCGGCCAAATTCAATCCCCAAATCGTCTACTGTAAGCGTAAGAGACTTACCAGCATCCGCTCTCTTGATAGCCCAGGCATTATCTTCAGACACATTACCCGTATCGCGTGTCCATGACACGTCCGTATCAAGTATGCTGTCTGTCACGTCACGGTTATAAAGTTGTCCGGTTACATGAAGAGTCGTAAAGACTACTCCTTCCTGAAGCTGACTCCCATCAAACTGCCAACCGTTTTCGCTATCAATATCTATCGTAAATTCAGGATTACCTTCTATCATTGCCCATCCGGTGCTGGCATAGCGAGGTTCATCCGTTGTTCCGGTGACAAGGCATTTCCACCGACAACCATAATGCCAGACAGTATCTACCGTATCTTTTCCAACCGTATAAGGATTCTCGCTCTGAGCAACCTCCAGCGACCAGAATCCACGGTCGTTCAGCTGTACGACAACCACACCCTGATAGTCTATCCGCATCAAGTCCTGGATAGCGATACCACGGCAATAGACATACGACTGTAGATAGTTTATCGGAAGATTATCAAAAAGAGACAACCGCTTCAGCTTCCCAACAATAATACTATAATTCGATTCTTCAAGTATTGGCTTTGTGACGCCATCCAGCATGCAAATACAGCCTTCATAGCTGGATATATACCAGAATCCTTGCCGTTCTTCGTCTACCGCATTGCCACGACGTGTAATCACCATACCGACAACTGGATGATAGTTCTTACCCCCAGGCACCTCTTCATCCGGATAGAGTATGACATTCAGTTTGTTTTCTGCCTGCATCACACTAAGGACACGGAACCAGCTGTCATAATACTCTCCCGTTGAATTAAGGTTATTTACTGATCCATAAATTACGTCCTGTTCCTTGAATGCAGTGATATCATTATCCCATCTGCGGCGGAGATACAAGTCATACGTGCCGTCCTCAAGAAGTTCAATCCGTTCGATTGTGCCGGCTTCGGAGTATGTCACATTACCCTCCTGAGCGAACCAGCGATTATAGATAAGTTCCTTCACAATCATTGCGCTGCGCACCTCAATCTTCTCGAACTGCCCACGACCGTCGGGGAATATTCCGGCACCCTTCCCGGCGATCATGCTGTCAATGAACTCACCGAACTCACTACCAGCAAGAAATTTGATAAGAAAATTCGTAGAATCATCCTGATAACGTTTTAAGAACAAATCTCTAGCTTTTTCTGTAAGGTCATCTGCTACATCGGCATATCCTGCCTTTATTTTTTGTCCATAAGCAATAAGGTAACCTTCAAGCCATTCCAGTGCATTAAGTAGTTCCAGGTTAGGATGTGTATGTCCGATACCTCCAGAACCGTCTTGTCCCAGTTCTATAATATTTTTCAACACATAGTTTAATATGGCTCCAATAGTTGTTGTAGCCCAGCTTTCTGAATATGGATTCTGAACTGGAAATAGAACCCCCTCAGTAAGGTTCTGGGATGGGAATTCAACTAACCGAGGGGGTATAGTAAAAGAACCTAAGTCGGGCACTTGTATGTCTAAATCCGTAGGCAGTTCTTCAGGCCTTTTCAGATTAAGATAAGGCTTTGCATCTGCATATTTGTATGTAAACTCATAGGATGTAGGCAGCTGATTACTTACATAAGATGTGCTGTCTTCAGTAACTATGATTTTTCTAAGCGAGTTCCCGTCATATAAATATTTTTGTTTTGACGGGAAGAAATCAAGCATCCATTTTCTTTCGTATCCAGACAAGTATCCGGTGTTTTTAGTATACTCTCTGCTGGTGTCTACACGATATTCGTTTGTTTCCTCATCCATCTCTGCCAGCTGATGCTCATGATTTGCAGATAAGGTGTTGGTTCCGTATGCGCGAAACGTATCGAAACCTCCTAAAGAGTTTTCGAAAATAATCCACTGCTCATCTTCACTCATGGTTCCACTGGCTACATATCTTTGTATGTAACTTAGCCTTACGCCTTCTGTGTTCTCAAACCACACGTCATAAAAAGCAGGCATCCTTGAATCGAATTCTCCGGCAATTACAGCATACTGAACTGGTATGGTATATGCTTTCCCGGCAATGATTGAAAGAAGTTGTTTGGTTTCTTCGCTGTAAGATCCGTTGTCTTCCTTGAAGTATGCTTTTACTTTTACAACAGACTCTACAGCACTAAAGAATGTAAGCATTTCAGGAAGATAGTAAGTAACCTTTTTAATCTGTGGCTGCCAGGTTAGCCAGTTAAACTGCATGAAGTTCACGTCTGCAGTAGCCAGGTTATCTACACCTCCTTTTACAACGGTAAATTCTACTGACTGTTCATCAACGTATGCTGTATAGGTTTTTGCCATATCAGGCTGCTCATACGGATAGCTTAGATTACGAAACTGTACATTAAGGTCTGCTTCGATAATATCCTTCACATCTATTTCTACCATCTGGTTGCTTCCAGGTGTGTAACTTGCTTCAAACAAGGTTCTACTTCCTTGTTTAAGGATGAATGATATGGACGATGTCGTAGAAATCTTAAATCGTTTCAGATTCCCAGAAAAATTAACGGCATCAGGCTTTAATATTATATTCATAATGGTGGTTATTCTTTGGTGTGAAGTTAGCTAGAACAATAAGTAGTAGAAAGGACAGATTATTCCGGAAAAATCCATGGGAAAGATTTACATTCAAACCAGAAGTTAACACGGTAAAACCTTCCATCAGCTTGATGGTAGACTGTTTGTTCATAATATCTCCCATTCTGATAGTATTTCTTTTGCGGGTAATCTTCTGCAAACATTACGGATGGAACTGTTTGTTTAACAGAAACAGAATTATATTCACCTTCAGTAATTTCAACAGATTCGTAATTGGGTTCCCAATAATAAATTAAAGAGTTTTCTTTGTCGTGTGACACATCAGAATAGTCTTTGAACAGTGGACCTGTGGTAACTGGTGTATGAAGAAACGTAGTGAACAGAGTTGTTTCCATTGGTTCCATTTTCCCTATTGTATATCCCATGCTGTTTATTAGCATAATTTGTCCGTCAAGTAAGACAGGATATTCAGCTTTTATTGTCTCCTTTAATGCAGATGGTATAAGAAAATCACCTTTAATTTCATGCAGAGAATTCCTGTACATTTCATCCATCCTTTGATAGAACTTTTCGTAGATACAGTTTGCTCCCCAGTAGCATAATGAATAATCAAATTTTTTACCTTGCGAATACCCGTCTTCCGTTTCTGAGTATCCATACGACGTGATTGTACCGCGGGGAAAGTTAGGCGTATTATAGAAGAAAGCAAGCATTACGTTCAGTTCTTCATTGTCAGAGTCATCTGTTACAGTAGAAGTGCTGGTTTCTTCATTAACTTCTACCATTTTTGAATGAAAGAAACGACAGTTTCCGATGTAAATAAAGTCTACCCCGTTCAGGTGTTTTTCTTTGTCTGATTCAGTAGGGTAGTAATATTTTATAATTGGCTGGCAATCTGGCACGGTCACATCCTTATTTTCGAGTTCATCTCCGGAATTGTATGGAAAAGAAGAACTGGCTAAAGTCTCATGTATAGGTTGGAACCACCAGTATTTGGAAGAGGTGTTATAAGATGGATTGTAACCTATCCGATAAAAATGCCCGACAAACTCGTCGTTATATATTTCTCCATAATTAGTCATCAAATCCTTTATGTTGTCCACATCACCTACAGTCTGTTCATCCGACAAAGAGTTCTGGCTGTTTATCGTAATTTGCTTGTATGAAGGGTAGTTCACTTCATAATTTCCGCATAGGTATTTAGAAAAGTCCGCTTGCGGTTTTTCCTGTATAACCTCATTGAACAGTTTGATTTGTATTCTTTTTTCTATTTCATCAACAAAAAAATCACAGCAGAATTTTTTTCGGATCACGTCGATAAAATCAGCTACAGTACATGACGGAAGCAGGTCTGTAAGTTTTATCTTTCCTTCCAAAAGTGTATCTGCTGTGTTGTTTAATATTACCATGTCTGTAAAAGGGTAAGTTTTGCTGAAGAAGCTTTCTGCCAGCGTGTATCCAAAGTACTCTGCAATACGTTTTAAGACATAGTTAACCTTAATGAATGGAGTAATGTAGCATCCTTTTGGAATTACGTATGTTTTTTCGTTTTCTGTTTCCGAACGTTCTACATTATTGTAAAAATCGCCTGTATATTTTCCGCTCACTTGGTCACTCCAAACACCTTCTACTTCTTTGCCAAACCGGTTCAATATCGTGTAGCTATTTGAATCTGAATTATATTGTGAATCTATCAGTACCGGGAATATGGCAAATTGAGAATTTTTCCCAGCAATAAGACTACGACAGAAGTTAATTCCTTCGTCTATTGTATTGACTCCGTCTACATATTCATTTTCGAATACTGCAGATAATAGTGTTTTGTCAAGTGAAGCATAGAAAGAACCTTCGTTCAAGTAAAGCGAGGTGGTAATAAAGTCTTTTTCTTTTGCGGAAATTACAGCATGTTTTCCTGCTGCAAAGAAATCCTGATCCGAAACAGTCACTTCTATTTCGGATGAAAGTTTTTCTTTTCTGGTAATTAGATCCGGGAAGCCTAACAGACTTCTGTTCCATGGAGAATTTGGCAAGTCAATAGGCGTACTTACTTCTGCATATTCGTTGAAAAACAGGTTTGTCCGTTCCATTTCTATTGTCTGGTCAGGTTGTAACTGATATTGCTTTCCTGATTTTATGTTGGTAATCTTCATATCATTTTACTTTTGAACTTTTTTTAATGGCTTTATTTCGAAGCTCCTCTTTAGCCTTTATGTCACTAAGCGCAACAAAAGCTTTTATTCCGTTTTTATCGAAAGACGATAGTACATCTGTTAGTTTACGTATCAAATCAGGAGATATATTACTGTTTGAAGAAGGAACAGATACTTCAGCATTAACCTTTCCTCCTTCCTGCTTTCCGCTCAGCTGCATAGATGCGATGTACTTGTTCAGATCGAGCGTGCGGATGGTTCCGGCCTGCTGTGCCTGGTCTATCACAGAAAGGATGGGGGAGACTGTGGGATTCATTACGGCGGCATTGCTTGCTACCCATTCGCGCGACATTCCGGCAGGTCCTTCACCCACTATGACTGTAGGACGGCTGATGAATCCGCGTGCGGACGGATTGTAAACGGCTTGAAACTTCTTTCCGTCTTGTTGTCGGGTTACGCCGATGTATCCTCCGTCTTCTTTACCTGGGATTCTGGTGTAGTAGGTTGAACCATCAGATGAATTACTATCACCTTTGTTTAAAAGTCCGTTTAATGCTGCTTTAGCAGTTGCTATTGCAGCAGAAATCAAACCTGTAAGAACTGCTGCTGTAGCCATTCCGGCAGCACCTCCAGTCAATGCGGATTGTGGGGTAGCAAGTGACTCTGAAGTAGCTTTAGCTGTTGATGCTACTCCGGTAGCTATCACTTGTGTAAGCTGTGACTGTAAAAAGGTGGCTAATACATCTAGTAGCATATCGATCATGGCATTACTAAAACTTTGCATACGGTTTTCCTGGTCAGTAAACAATGTACCAAGCACGTTGCCTATCTGTGTGCCATACCCTTTATATGCTTCAATTTGTGAAGCTAATTCATCTTTTACGTCTTCTGTTCTTTCTTTATTTTTTTTGCTAAGCTGCTTCATCTGGCTGGACATCCATTTGTCGTTTTCATTCATTTCTTCTTCATTTGTTTTAGAACGAATGGATATTTGATTTTCTTCCAGTTCTGCTTTTCGTGCATAAAAATCTTGCAAAGCTTTTATTCGAATATCCAAAATTTGCAGTTCAATTTTTTGCCGTTCTCTTAATTCCAGTCCTAAAATTTCAAGTCGTGCATGCAAATCCTGAAGTTCAAGTTCTTCCATGGCGGCATTTAAGTCTTTTTCGCTTTGCAGCTTTTCATCGTTTCCTTCCAGGTATCTTTTCTTCAGTTCTATTTGATGCTGTTTGTAGATTTCTGTCTGACGGTCGAGAGATTCTTGTACTTTCTTCTCCTGTTCTTTCAGACGTGATTCTTCGTCATTGCCATCTGTCGTTGTTTCAGGGAAACGGGATTTTCGTAGCTCTTTGGCTAAATCCATATACTGGCTGTTTGCATTTTTCTCGTCTGCTATCCATGCATCAAGCTGCTCTTTGTTCATCTCGTTAAACTCTTTCCGCTTGTTAATCATTTCGGTGTTGTTCTTAATCATATCGTCAAGCGTAGTTCCCTGAAGATAATCAAGCTGTGCGTTAATACCTTTCAGTTGAGTTAACAGCTCTTGTTGCTGTTTCCTGAATTCTGATTGCTCTTGTGCAGAAGCACGACGGTAATTAATTGATTCTGCATTGCTTCCGAAGCCTCTTGCTCCAGTGTATACGGCAATAGATTTTGCATTACCTTTTTCATCGGTACCGTAAAGTCGTTTGCTTATTTCTTCTTGCTTATCAATTAATGCCAGTTTTTCTTCTATAGCTTTTTTATCTGTTAGAGCCTGTTCAATCTGACTTCTGTTCAAATATGCCAGTCTGGCCTTTTCTGTCTTAATCCATTCGCGTGCATAGTCTGTACTGACAGATATAGCCTGCCCGTAACTGTTAAATCCGGTAATGGCAGCAGGAATAATCTGAGAAATGCGTGATATGAGCGTATTCATTTCTTCCTGCTCCTGCGCACTGAGGTTGGTTTTTGTTTTTAGTTCATCGTATCGGTCGAGTAGTGGAACTAAATCTGTTTCCAGCGATACAACCTTGTCCATTTGTATGTCAAATTTTTCGGCATTTGTGTCAAGGCTTGATGATAAAGACCCCAAAAGACTTCCAAGCGTACCCATAAACGACTTAATGGCCGGCTCCAGCTTTTTCCCGATTTTGTTGTAGATGTTATCCATCTGGTCGCCAAGGTTTGATTCAAGTCCGCCAAGTTCTTTCATCTGGGTGGCCATACTACCCTGCACGCCTTGTAGCTGTCCCAGTGAGATGATGTAGTCTTTAATGGCTTGGTCATTGTTCTTTACTTCGGTGGTTACTCCCTTGAAGGTGAAAGCGGTGGTTTCTCCGTTTTTCTGTGCGGTAATACCAAATTCTTTCAGACGTTCGTTTTCTCCTGTCATGGCATCAAGCAGGGCCTCGATAAACTGGTCCACATCTTTTCCCTGGCTGGTGGCGATATCGCCCAGTGCAGTCAGTTCCGATGTGGTAGGCTTTATTCCGCGGTTAATCAGCTTGATGTAGGCTTCCGCCCATTCGGCTACGCTGGCAGGCGTGTCGGCAGCCAGCGTCTGAAGCGTGCGCATCACATTGGATGCTTCTTTTCCGGAACCGGTGGCATTCTTCAGCACCGCTTCATAACGGGCAAATTCCTTTCGAGTATTGTATGCGTTTGTTCCTACGCTTTTCAGGTAGGAAAGAAGCTGCACAGCGACAAATCCTTTTGCAGCAGTCTTAGCCATGCTCATAGTTCTCTCGAAACCGGATATTTCTTTTTTTGCGTATTCCCCCGTACCTCTAAGTTCATCCATCCGGTTGTTAACCTTCTTCAGTTCTTCTTCCAGCTTTGCATACTCTTCCGGGTTGGCCGATTTAGCCGTGTGGTCAAGCTGCGTACGCAGATCCTTGGCTTTTGCACGGAGTTGTGCCATGGTGAGACTGGTCACATCGAGCTTCTTTTCAAGTTCGGTTACAAGCTGCTTGTTTTTCTTGATGGTTTCATTGGTAGACTTGATTTCGGCTTCCAGGTTACGGTAATACTCCGTGTCTTTTTTCCCTTGTGCTTCGAGCGAGCGCATCACGTTACGCCGTTCCTGGTTGGTACGGTTCAGTTCTTTTGTTTCTTTCGTAAGTTTATGTATTTCCTGCTGTGCCTGACTGGATTCCACAGACATGATAAACTTTATTTCGTCTTCTGATAAATGCTTGGCCATGATTTATAAGTTTCAAGTGATTGGTATAAATTGTCAAGATTGATATCGCTGTTCTGTTCAAGCTGCGCAGCGAGTGATTTTCGCAAGTCTTCCGACAGACCGTAGCGAAGTATGTGCTGTGTTTCTCCATATAGCACGCCCCATATAGAACGGTTATAGATGGCAAGGTTACGGCGAACGCCCATGTTTTCACGGTAATGTATGTCAAGAAAACGCATGTAAGGAAGCACAGACAGGTAGTAAGTCTGTTTGCTGGCACCTTCAATTTCCAAAGGTGCTTTTTCTAATGATTTCAGCAAATCGCCTGAAACCACATTCAGGTTCTTGCTGATAACGTCTTTCTGTATTGTCCGTATCTTTTTAAGTCCGGCAGATACTACGTTATGAATGAATTCTGTTTTAATCATCTGGTCTGTTATCATGACTTTCCTTTTTCGGCTAAGATAACGACACAAAAAAGAAAGGCAAAGGACAAGTTTTTACGCTTGTGCTTTGCCTTTCTTTTTATTTGAGATGATGTCTTTACTTTTCTATAATTCCAAAAAGCAGTTTTTCTTTCTTGGATATCGTAGGAGTATCAACGAGACACTGCATGATATATTTCATATCTTTTTCCAAAATCTTACCGCAATATCCGCCGGTCAATATTTTGCTTTTAGGAATCCTCCATAATTTGCTGCAATCCAACCAGCTTTGATAGTCCAGAATGTCCGGATAATCGGACTGCTTTAAAGGATACTGGCAACTTTCCAGATACTCATTGGCAAAATTTGCTTTCGTGTTAATCAGTAATGACCCTACGATATAGTCATCGGGAAGCTCACCGATTATAGTAATAAACTTTGCTCTTGATTTGTATCCTCCGTTTACCGTGATTCCATCTGTTGGATCCAAAGAAACATAAACGATAGATCCTTTATCTACCTGTTCTGGCTTGATAGTAGGAAATATGCGTTTCTTTTTTACAAACTTCTGCTTTAACTGTTCCGCCAAACTTTCTTTCATCCTCTGCAAAAATCATCCATCATTTGATTTTGCCTGATATAGTTAAGCATTTGTTTGGTTGCTCCACCTGCACGGGCAATGTTTACCAGTGAAATGTAATTATCTCTCGCATCATTTTTGGCACGTTCGTTTGCAATTTTCCATGCTTCGTCGTGCGACAGTTCAGAAAGCTGGTCGGAAGTCTTTCCTGCTGTTTCCTTTATCACTTCGTTCAATACATCTATTTCTGCCTGTGCAAGTTCATCCATATCTGGAGTGTCATTTGCTGATACATACTTAATTTTCTTTGAAACTTCAGTTATTTTGAATGAAGAGTCAAATTTTCTTATATCAGCACTTTCATCTCCAAGGTTACCTAAAGCAGAAGAAAGAGATTTGTATGTAAAAGAAGGTACGGGACCACGCTTAGCCGCTCTGAAAGAATCATTAAATATGGTTCTTCCATATCTTACCAGGAATAGCTGCTGTGCAAAATACATCTTTTTGAACAAAGTGATATAGTCTAATGTACCACCAGACTTCTCCAAGATATAAAGCACTACGGCTTTTATCTTGTCAATTTCATAATTTGTTTTCATCACATTGTTGGGTTAATAGAAGAAAATCTTAGAGTTTCTTGTTACTTACTTTCTTACCTTCCTACTTTTCTTTGTGCAAATATCAGTATTATTTTTAGACTAAACAAATTGATATAGTTAATTTTAATATGAAAAGCGGGGAAAACACGTATCACTACGGATTTTCCCCATTTGTGTTAAAACAGTTTTTATAATGTAGAACAAATTATTTTCGTTTCAGCATCCAGCGAAATTCGCAGCCTATGGCTCCGGAACGCGGCTGGTAGCGGAATCCTGCATCGCGGAGCGAGGTGTATACATCGTTTACCGTGAGCGATGTGGCCGGATCTATTTTCTTTATGGCTTCAAAAACCTCCTGGGTGGTAAACCAGTGGGTGGCTTCCGATTCGGAAAGGGCCGGTGCATAGACCGACATGAGCGATGCAATGTAGTCATTATCCTGCATCCTGCGTTCCTGGTCACTCATAGACATATCCCGGATGTACTTTAAGTTCACGAATAAGTTTCTTCACTTCGCGAATGTTCTGCATCATGCAGAGCCGTGTGGAAAAGTCGGGGTCGGCATCCGGATTCAGAATCACGTCTTCTATTTCGTCCACACCGTCCAGAAGTGAATCGAGTGTGCTGTTATCTTCTTCCTGCATGTTGCGCAGCATGTCAATGGCTTTATCTGTGAGTTTAACTCCATTTATGTTCATAATCGTAATGTTTTTAATGTTGTTTTTTTTAATGAGATTCTAATTACAGCTTGCGCGCCTGCTTGATTGTTTTCACTGTGATACACAAAGATAATACTAAGAGTGCAAAACAGAAGAGACAAATTGCAGCACCCATTTCGGCCACAAGGCAAAGGGCGGTGAAGCAAATGAAATTGGTTGTAATGTTTAGAGCAACCTTCCTGCTGATACTTTCTTCCATCAGCAAGCTGAAGATTCTGGAGTCGGCAGAGAGCCATTGATTTAAGGATTTCAACGATGGCGACTTAAAAGCATTTGCTTTTGAGCTAAGGACTAATGTCTGTTTCATAAATGATTGGTTTTCGCGTATAAGGCAAGTTTATCTGTAAAGAAACGGCTGCCTATTTCCCAGTCTGCGAAAACCAATCATCTTACGTCCCTAAAGAGCCATAAAACGGGGAAAAGACAGCCGTATAAGTTTGTTTCAATAAAGCGAAACTTCTACAAATATCTTAAGTATGTATAAATAAGGGCATAAAAAAAGCCCAATTTCATTGAGCACTTACCCGGCTCATTTAGGAATCAAATATGATTGGATTTCGCATTGGCAAAGATGCAATGTTTTTTTTGATTGTGCAAGAGAAATGAAATAAAAAAAACGGCTACCTAATTCCCGTGTTCGCGAAAACAACACATTTTATGCCCTAAGAGCCATAAAACGCGGGAATAGACAGCCGTAATATCGAGTTATAACTTATTTTTTGATAGCCATTCCGGTAATCGTAATTTCTCCATAATAACGTTTTACCACTTCACTATATCTTATCTGGCTTGTTATACGTATATTTACTACACCATTTGCATCAAGTTCATCCAGTCTCTTCTTTAATTCTTCATAAGCCTGATTCAAATCTGGATCCTTGTAATTGTAATAAGAAGTAGCATTAATGTAGTAGTCTGTTTTCGGGTCTTTTGTAGAAGTTTTAACCCATCCACCTTTTGATGTTACAATTATGCTTCCTTTAGCTTCATAGGGAAAACTTACAGATGGAGATTCTGTAATGTAATATCCGGATTCAGTAAGAGGACGGTAATCGATGTAAAAAGAATCGGTTGTCGGGGCAGGAGGATGTATTCCGCATGATCCCAATAGAAAACAGGGAAACAAATAGATTAAAAGTTTTTTCATGTAATTTTAGCTTTATATTGATTTCCCGCAAATCTACAAAAAACCTCTCATTTCGTATCATTTTTTGTAGTGTACTAAATAAGTTGACACAATTTATTTAGTAACATGCGTAAAAATCGAAAGTTTTCAAAGGCAGAATGCCTG